GGCAGGGGAGACCTGGTGCAGCTACACCAGTTGGGCAGTAATAAGCCATTCCACAGGTAGTGGAAGTGGTGGCTCCAGTACCGCACGATTCACCTGATGGGCAAGTTTGACAATCATTCAAAGAAACACCGTAGAGTGCGTCACCAGTGGTTCCAGCGGGGCACTCAGCGTAAATACCGTCCTTGCAGTAAGCGCCAAGAGGGCATGGGTAAAGCTGGAAATGGACTGTGCCGGCGATACAATTGTAGCCAGAGGGGCAGGTTGCACAGCCATCAGTTTAACTGGTTGCAGCCTCCTTGATACCGTAAGTACCGGCGGGGCAGAGAGTCTGCACACCGGCGGCGCAGTAAGAGCCTTGAGGACACTTCAACTCCTGGGTGTAGAAACCAGTCTTTTCTGGGCATAAGTAGCCATCAGGACATGTAGAGCAAGTAGTTTCACCCCAATCAGAGTAAGTCTTGTGTGCACACACAGTCAAGCCATTTGATCCGGAGTTGATCTTGAAGCCTTGAGGCACAGGGGTACAGTACTGGTTACCTTCTTCGGAGTAGTAGTCAGTAGGGCATGTAGAGCATGAGGAAGCTCCGCCAAGCGAGTAAGTGCCGCCAGCACAAACAGTTGGGGTGGCCACCTGAGCCGCGCAGTAGTAACCGGGTGGGCAGGTGAGGCAAGTCATGTCCTGAGCCGAACTGTAGGTTCCAGCGGGACATGACTCCTTAATACCCTTGGTGCAGTCGTAGCCGTCAAGGCAAGGCATGCAATCTCCAGTGGTTGAGCTATCAGCATAATGCCAAATAGGGCAGGGAGCCAAAGTTTCTCCAAAGTTGCACTCATGGGCGTCCGGGCAAATAGTACACGCCATGTTTCCACCGATTTGGTAGTAACCATCTGCGCATATTGTGGATGGCTCAACAGCTTTGTTTGAGCAGTCATAGCCAGGTGGGCAAATTCTGCACTCGATTGAGCCAGCCACAGACCAGGTACCATCGGGGCACGCGATACCAGCAGTCCTGTGGCCAGATGACGAGTAGCCAATGGGTGAGAAGGTGCCAGCTTGTGACGCAGTGCAAAGGTAATTTCCCAAATAGTAGCCTGGCTTGCACAGAATTGTGTGTCTACCATCAGTTGTCTTCAACTGTCTGTTGGGGAATACACGCATTTAATAAGTCATACCAATTTCGGCGTAGTAACCAGTGGAGACGGTTGTGGGTGTAGTGATCGTCGTGGGAGAGTACTGGCCAGTCGAGGTAACTTGGCAGTAGTCCATGGTTGTGGTTGAGTAGAAGCCGGGGCCGCACTTTCTGATGCTTGCCATCAACTGCAAAGGGCAATCGTAACCGGCTGGGCATGCTTGAC